AACTACAATTGGAAGTGCAAACCAAGTTCTTGCAGTTAATGGAGCTGGAACTGCGCTAGAATATCAAACTCCAACTACTGGAGATATTACAGGTGTTACAGCAGGAAATGGTTTAACAGGTGGTGGATCATCAGGTGATGTTACATTAAACGTTGGAGCAGGTGCTCTTATTGATGTCACAGCAGATGCTATTGATGTAGATTTATCAGAATTAACTACTTCAACATCTGATGCAGATGGTGATTTTTTTGTTGTAGTTGATTCAGCAAATGCTCAAAAGAAATTAACAAAAGCAAATATAGCTATTTCAGGATTTAATAATGACAGTGGATTCATTGATGGATCTTCTTTAAATGCTTCAAATTTATCTTCAGGAACTGTTCCTATTGCTAGAATAGATTTAAATTTATTAACAACTTCTACAGCAGATGGCGATGGAGATTTCTTTGTTGTTGTGGATTCTGTTGGAGCTGAGAAAAAATTAACAAAAGCAAATATAGCTATTTCAGGATTTAATAATGACAGTGGATTCATTGATGGATCTTCTTTAAATGCTTCAAATTTATCTTCAGGAACTGTTCCTGATGCAAGGTTTCCAGCAACACTTCCAGCTATCAGTGGTGCTAATTTAACAAATTTAGATGCTTCGGATTTAGCTTCAGGTACGGTGCCAGATGCAAGATTTCCAGCGACATTACCTGCGATCAGTGGTGCTAATTTAACAAATTTAGACGCATCTGATTTAGCAAGTGGTACAGTTCCTATTGCTAGAATAGATTTAAACTTATTAACAACTTCTACATCAAATGGTGACGGAGACTTCTTTGTTGTAGTAGACTCTGGTGGAGCTGAGAAAAAATTAACAAAAGCAAATATAGCTATTTCAGGTTTTAACAATGACAGTGGGTTTACTACAAATACAGGAACAGTAACTTCTGTATCAGGTGGAAATGGATTAACAGGATCAGTTACAACTTCTGGATCACTAGCAGTTGGAGCAGGAACTTTAATTGATGTAACTGCAGATGCAGTTAACGTAGACTTATCAGAACTTGCAACTTCTACTTCAGATGCAGATGGAGATTTCTTTGTTGTAGTTGATTCAGCAAATGCTCAAAAGAAATTAACAAAAGCAAATATCAATATATCTGGATTTAACAATGACGCGGGTTATGTTACAGGTGGTTGGGGAGCATAATATTAAACATGCAATTTAATTTTGAAAATAAAAATTATAATAGTGAAGAATTGTCTTTAAAAGGACAATTTTATTTAGAAAAAATTATAAATGTTAAAAATTTAATTTCAAAAACTGATTTAGAATTAAATGATTTAAAAAATTTATTTCAAAACTATTCCAATCTTCTAAGACAAGAGTTACCTAAAAAAGGAAAATTAGAAAATAAAAAAGGAGCCTAATTTATGGCCCTAGGAGTAACCGCATATACAGAAGCACCTTTCGGTGCAGACGCTTCAGATGTAATTATCTATGTATCTGGTATAGAAATGACTATGCAGGAAAATACTCCTGCAATTATACTTGATGCAAATGTACCTATTACAGGTCAAGAACTAACTTCTACAGAAGGAACTATTACAACTATATCTGGTGCCTTTATTCCTGTTACCGGAGAAATTTTATCCGGATCTTTAGGAGATGTCACAGAATCTTCAGCAGATTCAGATGTTCCTGTAACAGGTTTTGCTTTAACTTCTAGTATAAGTAATTCTACGCAAGATACATTAACAGCTTTTGGTGAAGCACCTTTTGCTACACTAAGCCCTGCTACATTTAATATTCCTGTTGGAATAGAAGCAACCGTAGGTGGTATTGTTGGAACATTCCCTCTACCTATGTCATTAGGTGATGTTGCAATTACAGGTACTGCTAATCTTACTTTAACTGGTCAAGAATTAACATTACAAGAAAATACTCCAACAGTTGTTGGAGATTCAGATGTTCCTGTAACAGGACAGGATATAACTTCAACATTAGGAATTGCAACTTTAGATGCAATTACTTTAGTTGATACAACAGGACAACAACTTACAGCAAATTTAGGTGATGAATTTAGTACAGGTACGGCTAATGTACCTTTAACTGGAATTGGATTTACTGCAAATTTAGGTAATGAGTCAATTACAGGTACAGCTAATGTAGATGTAACTGGTGAGGAAATGACTGCAGCGGAAGGTATTATTGATCCTTCTCCTGATGCAATGGTTACTGGTATTGGTTTTACTGCTAATTTAAATTCTGTTATTGCATTTACTGATATAGATGTAATTCTAACAGGTGAATCTTTAACTGCTAATTTAGGTAATGAGTCAATTACTGGAACAGCTAATGTAATACCAACTGGTATAGGTATTACTGCAGCGGAAGGTATTGTTGATCCTTCTCCTGATGCAACGGTTACTGGTATTGGATTTACAGCAGATCTAGCTGTAGGAACTGTAATTATAGCGGACGCTAATACAGATGTAACTGGAGAAGCAATGACGGCTTCTTTAGGAAATGAATCTATTACAGGTGCAGCAAATCTAACACTAACCGGTTTTGGTATTACAGCTGCAGAAGGAACCGTGGATCCGGCTCCAGATGCAACAGTTACCGGTATTGGATTTAATGCTTCTCTTGCTGTTGGAACAGTAGTTATTGGAGAAGCTAACGTAACAGTTATTGGAGAAGGTATTGCAGCAGGCCTTGGATTAGGTACTTTAGATGCTGTAACTCTTGCAGATGTAACTGGAATAGCTATGTCAGCTAACCTTGGAAGTGTTACAACTACAGGATTTGCTAATGTAACTTTAACAGGATTTGGCTTGACAATAGGACTAGGAAGTCCTAAAACATTAATATGGACTCAGGTAGATACAGGTACAGCGTCTACTTGGACCCAAGTAAATACAGGTACAGCACCTACTTGGACAAAAGTTGACACCGCTGCATAAATTTTATAAAATACTATTATAAGGAATTTAAAAAATGGCAAATACTACATCAGCTAATTTAAAATTAACTGTACAGGCAACTGGTGAAAACTCAGGAACTTGGGGACAGATTACAAATACAAACTTATTAATTCTTGAACAAGCTATTGGTGGTTATGATGCGTTTAACGTAACTAATGCTAGTAGAGCTTTAACATTTACAAACGGTGCAGTATCAAATGGTAAGAATGAAGTTATTAAATTAACGGGTACACTTGCTGCAAACGTAAACGTTACTATTCCAGATTCAATTGAAAAAACTTACACAGTTCAAGATACTTGCAATCATGCAAATTTCACTTTAACTTTTAAAACTACATCTGGTTCAGGTGTTGCTTTATGTGAAGGACATACTTATCAGTTATGGTCAGATGGTACAAATATTTATAAAGGTTCTGAAGAAAAAGTATGGAGAGCAATTACTTCTGCTGAAACAGTTCAACCTGGAGCACAAATTTTAGCAAATACAAATGGTGGAGCATTTACTTTAACTTTACCAGCATCACCAAGTGCAGGACAAGAAGTTTCTGTTATTGACCAAGGATATGATTTCAACACTAACGCATTGACTATTGGAAGAAATGGTTCTAATATAGCAAACAGTGCAGCTGACCTAGTTATTAATACACAAGGTGCTGGTTTCACATTAGTTTATTCTGGTGATGCAACAACTGGCTGGACGTATAAGGAGAAATAATAGATGGCAAACTACGAAGCAACTAGATATGATTTTGATGGTGCAAACCTTTCAGGTATTGAAGGTATTCCAACAGCAACTATTGTACCTTGGAGTACAGCATCTGTCCCTTCAGGATTTTTAGAATGTAATGGTCAAGCTGTATCAAGATCAACTTACGCAACCTTGTTTGGAATTATTGGAACTACTTATGGATCAGGTAATGGTTCAACAACTTTTAACGTTCCTGATTTACAGGATAACGTTGCAATAGGTAAATCCGGAACTAAAAATATTGGTTCAACTGGTGGGGCAAATACTGTAGCTAACTCAGGATCTGTATCTACTAATACTAATACTAATATTAACGTTACAGGTAACGTTGGAGGTAGTACAGGGAACGCAACTTTATCTGAAGCACAACTTGCAAGTCACGCTCACAATCTTCGAGACGGACATCAACCTGTTACAGTATTTCCTGGACAAGGATTTAGTAACTCAGACAACAGACCTTGGTTAATCTCAAATGCACACTTTAATAGAAACATGGCATTAAATAATGCAGGTAGTGGTTCTGCACATTCTCATAATATGAGTGCTACTTTTAGTGGTAGTGGTAATGCTGCAAGTGCAAGTACTAGTAATTTTAGTGGTGGTGCTAACTCAGTTGTACAACCTTATTTAACTGTAATGTACATTATTAAAACTTAGGAGAAATAAAATGGCAACAAATGCAAAATGGACAGTAATATTTGATGATAAAATAATTATAAAAAAATATGCGGAAGGTGCTAATAATGGATTACAGTATAAAATTGAAAATGATACTTTTTGGAATGATCCTACATATTCAAATATTTGGGCTATTCAATATGGAACTTCTGTTTCTTCAGATGAAGTAGAATATAGAGATGAAACGCCTCATTCTTCTTTTGCAGATGCAAACATAGGTAGTTTTCAAAATTTTATAGACAAATGGGACGAAGCTCATTTAATTCAAATGCAACAAGGTTGGGACAATTCAGATAGAGATCTAATTACAGGTGAAATAATTGAAAATGAAACAGAAGCTGAAAAAATTGCAAGAATAGGTTCAAGACCTACATCTTATTCATCTTCTCCAGCTTAATCTATTTTTCTATTCACCAGTATTCAACAATTTCCAAGAAGTTAAAAGAAATTTTTCACCAGATAAAGGTGGATTACCCCTATGAACATATGGAAAACCTGCAGGCCATATAATTATTCTACCTGTTTTAGGTTTCACTCTTTTCGAAAAATGTAAAAACTCTGTTTCTCCACCTTCTTCTACATCATTTAAGAAAATAGAAAAGACAAAAGCTCTAGTTGAATATCCTATTCCTTTAGCATGTTCAACATGCCAAACATGATATCCTTCTGTTGGATGTGTTTTTTGAATTTTTAAAGTAGTATAAAAAACAGGATGACCATAAGCTTCTTCTGCTCCTGTTTTTTCAGAATAATGTTTCCATGCTAAATCAAAATTAGCAATTAAAGGTTTTAATTCATCAAACCATATATCTAAGTTAGATGTTGTTAAAAAATATTGTTGATCTGTTTTTTTTAAATAAGTTGTTTTTTCTGAATTTAGTCTATTTATGGTTTTGTTAAATTTGTCTTGTTCTTCATACATTTTAATAAGTTGATTACATTGTTCAGGTGATATGTAATTATCATATACACCAATAAAATTGGTTATTTCCCATGTTTTTTCTTTTTCTTTATTCATGTCTCTTTTCTTTAAATTATTCATAATTATGCTACTTTCATTATGTGAAAAATTAATATATAAAGCATTATATGCTACAAAAATTAAATTTCAAGCCCGGTTTTAACAAAATGGTCACTGATTCCGGAGCCGAGTCTCAATGGGTAGACGGTGATTTTGTTAGATTTAGATATGGACTACCTGAAAAAATAGGGGGTTGGAATCAATTAACTACTGGATATAAAACTCTTCCAGGGGCTGCCCGTGCACAACATACTTGGACATCTATAGCAGGTGAGAAGTATGCAGCAATAGGTACATCACAAGGTTTATTTATATATTATGGAGAAAATTTTTATGACATTACTCCATTAGATACAGCTATTACTGGAGCAACTTTTGATGCTTCAACCGGTTTACCGACAGTAACGGTTAATAAAACTACACATGGATTATCTAATGGAAGATATGTTACATTTGATTCTGTAACGGTACCAACGGGTTCAGGATATGCAGCAATTGATTTTGAAGACAAAACTTTTGAAATTGCTAATGTCACAGATAATACTTTTGAAATTACTATGCCAACTAATTCTGCAAGCACTACTTCTGGAACCGGTTCAGCAGAGATACTTCCATATGTAATTGTTGGACCTGTATTTCAAACAGGAGGTTTTGGTTGGGGAACGTATTTATGGGGTGAAGAAGCATGGGGCACGGAGCGTTCAACTAGTAATGTGGTTCTGGATCCAGGCAACTGGAGTCTAGATAACTTTGGACAAATATTAATTGCAACTGTTTTTAACGGTAAGACTTATACATGGAATGCAGGGGCATCTGGTGCAAGAGGTATTCGAGCAACGCTAATGTCTGGTGCACCAACTTCATCAAGACTTACACAAGTATCGGATAGAGATAGACATTTATTTCATTTTGGAACTGAAACAACTATTGGTGATCCAACAACTGTTGATCCAATGTTTATAAGATTTTCAAATCAAGAAGATTATAATACCTATCAACCGACAGCGACTAATACTGCAGGTACATTTAGACTAGATAAAGGCAATAAAATTGTTGGAGCTGTATCTGGTAAAGATTATACATTAGTATTAACAGATAGTTCTGCTTATGTTATTCAATATGTGGGTCCACCATTTACTTTCTCAGTTAGACAAGTTGGTACAAACTGTGGATTGATTGGTCAACATGCATTGACTTATTCTAATGGTATTGTGTTTTGGATGTCCGGTGAAGGTGGATTCTTCATGTTTGATGGTACAGTAAAAGCCATACCATGTTTAGTAGAAGATTTTGTATTTACTACAACTGGAAATAATTTGGGTATTAATTATAATTCTGCAGAAGTAGTTTATGCAGAACATAATTCTTTATATAATGAAATTAATTGGTTCTATCCAAAATCAGGTTCAGAACAAATTGATCGATGTGTTACATTTAATTTTGGAGAAAATT